CCGTGTGAGGGTCCCCATCCAAAAACAGAGATGTTTAAGGATGGAGCAATGGATCCTTATCATTGTATTGAAGTTCTCGGTCATGATCCCATTTTGACTCGATATCGATCTCGCGTAACTCGTGGACTTCTAAGTGACTCCATTACTGAGCATTGTGGCATTCCATGCAGATGGAAAGCTCCTTATTTTAAGGAACCATGGGTTCATCACAATAAAGCTCTAGAAGTTATGGCCGAAGGAGCTTGGGATGTTCCCCCCGATTCTCTTGAGTGGGCTGTGAATGATTACTTAGGTGATCTTTTACCGCCTCTCAGGGAACATATGAAGAAACATCCAGAACTCTGTAGACCTCTCACATTAGATGAGGCTATCAATGGAGTGTCTGGGTCTCTTTATATGGGTCCTTTCAAGATGGACACGTCTGCTGGTATTCCAACCGGCTCAAAAGAGGATAGTGGTCTTTTCAATAGGATCGAACCTTACCCTGATGGTCGCAAACGTTACGAGTTAACACCTATAGCTCTCAAGTATTATGAGGAGATGCTGCAGATGCTCGATAATGAAGAAGCACTTGGAATATGGGTGAAAACTTGTCTTAAGGATGAGGTTGTTGCTGAAGATTCAGAGAAAGTTCGTATTTTCTATATTTTAGAATGTCTTTTCGGACTTATCTGTCGGCAATATTTCCTTCCTGTGGCTGAGTTTATCTCTCGTCATCCATTGACTTCAGAATGTATGGTTGGTGTCAATTGTGCTGGTCCCGAATGGGAACAATTGATGACCTACATTCATGAACTTGCAACTGATGGTCAGCTGTCAGATCTTGATTATCGTAAATACGATTTACTTCGTGCGATGAACATGATGATAGCTTCACTTAAGGTTATGATTCGGATTGGTGAGGTTATGGAATTCCCTGAATCTATTCTGAAACGGATGGCTGGAGCTGCTGAAGAATTGCGCAGTCCGATCATTAATTGGAATGGAACTATTATTTGGACCTATTTATGGTGTTCTGGTAACTCCATGACAGTCTATGGTAATAGTATTGAAAATTCCTTGCACCAACGAGCGTCCTTTCATTGGAATGGAACACGAAAGCGAGGTGATGACTTCTATAAGCTTGGAAAGTTTCGTGATAATGAACACATTGCAACCTATGGCGATGATCTGCTTAGCGGATGTAAGCCGGAGGTTAGAGATGTATGCGACTTCCATGCGAAGAAGGAATACTTCGATTTCATCAATATGAAAGTTACAGATGCTCGAAAGTCTGACAATCCTCCTGCCACTGTACACCACAGTGAGGTAGACTTCCTGAAACGGAAGAGCGTCTACCATCCTGAACTTGGCGTTAGAGTTGGAGCTTTGAACGTTGATTCCATTTGGAAGATGGGTCACATGTCTGCTGCTGTTGGAGAGCCTGAAGATCTTGCGATCTCTTCTCTCCAGTCCATGCTCACAGAAGCCTTTCTCCATGGAGAAGAGTTTTATGAAGACATTCGTTCGAAATTGCAACTCTGTGCCAAGGACCACAAAATCTGGACTGATGTTCTTGATAGATCTTATTCAGACAAAGTCGAAATGTGGAAGGAAAAATATTCCAGCTAAGCTGGAACCCCCGTCCTGTAGGATG